AGGGTTGAAGATGGAAAAATTGAAGCCGTGCCCGTTCTGCGGATGCACACGTATTTCAGTCGAAGAAGATACCATAGCACGGCACGCATATGCACATTGCAGTCAATGCTGTTCAACTGGTCCAGACATGGCAGATAGAAGGGTTGCAATTGTAGCGTGGAATAATAGGGCAGACATTGATGCTATTGTGGAAAGGAGTGATTCATAATGGAAAAATTGAAACCATGCCCATTTTGTGGAGCAATTCCTATATTGATACATGGTGTTAATAATTGGGAAGGACTTATGTGTTATTGGGTATTATGCTCTCATTGTAGTGGACACACTGGCGGATTTTCTGAAGAAAAAGACGCAGTTAAAGCATGGAACAAGAGAGTTAAACTGGCGGATTTTATGAAGAAAAAGATGAATGGAACAAGAGAATTAATAAGGTACAAAGATTATAAACCTATTTCCGATATGCAGTTGCTTGCATTACATATGATGGCTTCACATAAAAAAGATTCTTTATTTTTTGCAGATGTTTATGCTGCGTTGTCTGAATTGATAGAGCGACGAAAATCAAGTGGTGAGTGGAAAGGGCTGGCTGACGATGGAACGTGAAGATGTAGTGTTGTCTGCTCTTATCATTGAGGATTGGTGCGAAAAGCATAGAAATCATGAAGGTGGTCCATGCGATTGTCCGTTACAAGTAGCAAATATGTGTTGGGTGTGTGATAAAAAGCCAGACCAATGGTTACTGAGTATCTACCTAAATCCAAGAATGGATAAGAAAAACAGGAGAGTTGACGATGGACAACATAAAAGCGAAAATTGACGCACTGTCTGAGGTAGAGGCAAAAGCAGCACTGGAATGGATTCTGAATGACACAACTGTAAATTGCTGTTTGTGCCCCAATATAAATGATTGTGTAAAAACGCTTGTAGATGAAGGTTCTGATGAGTGTCTGAATTTTAGATTAGATGATGCATTAAGGAGGTACGGAAAATGAGTAAAGATATAATAAATGAAATTATCACAGAACGGAAACGACAAATAGATAAAGGATGGTCATACAAGCATGACGATACATTAGTTGATGGATAACTAACGTGGGCAGCAGCGGCATATGCTACAGAGAAACATGAATTACATCCTAGTGGCTGGGTATATAAACCATCAACAAAACGTCGTATGCTAATAAAAGCAGCAGCACTAATTGTTGCAGAAATTGAGAGGTTGGACAGGAAGGCTGATGAACACAAAGGAACAGAAGATTAATGAGGTGAGCTCAATTGAAGCTGAAAAGCAATCAAAAGGACATGAGCTATACCAAAAACTGTTGTAAAACATGTAGACATATCATTCTACGTAATAGTAAGATGTCTTTCTGCATGGAAAGAGACATCTATATCAACCCAGAGAATATTTGTGGTGAGTATAATAACGTAAATGATGTATCTACTGTTACATAAAGGAGAAAAAACTATGATTATAACAATTACTGGACCAAGTGGCAGTGGTAAAACAACACTGGTTAGGCAGCTAAAGATGCGATTGAACACTTCACCAGGATTCAGGATTGATGATATAATTAGCACTACCACCAGACCTAAAAGAAAACAGGAAATTGATGGAAGGGACTACTACTTTAGGGATGAAAAATATGTAGAAACCCATGATTTCATAGAGTTAGTGAAGTTTAATGGACACTATTATGGTATAGAAAAGAAGGAAGTACTCAGTAAAATGTCTAAGAATGATAGAGTACTGGCTGTAGTAGACCAGCATGGCATGAAGGCACTCAAAGCAGCAAGGCTGAGAACAGTAGTAAGCGTGTATTTATCAGTATCCCCAGATACAGCTTTAATAAGGCTCATACATAGGGATGGAGCAGACAGTGCTGTGGCTAGATATATGTACGATAAGGCTCATGGATTATATGATTCAGAAGGATATGACCATATTGTTGCTAATAATCAAATAGATGAGTCATTAGCAGAAATGGCACGTATAATACTATGATGAAAAATACTACAATAAACATGAATTCCTCTTTATTTATTGAGATAAGGAGGGATTAACTATGTGTGGAATCATTGGGTTTATCAGTGATAAGGTGACAGAAAATCAGATGTACTGCCTAAAAACTGTAATGACTGAGAGCCGTATTCGTGGTATGCATGCCTCTGGGGTTGTGTACTACATAAACAATAAGAAGAAAAGCATGGTAATTCCAGAGCCTATAGATGTATTAGTGAAAAAGCTAGACTGGACACCCATGATAGGCTGTAAAGTATCACTGATAGCTCATTCTAGGTACAGCACCAGTGATATTCAGTACAATCAGCCTATTATAGACAAAGGCACTGGCATTGCTATAGTACACAACGGAGTAGTGTCTCAGTCACCACCAGAGCAGTGGGAGCAGCAATTTGGGTATAAGACTCAGACTAAGAATGACAGTGAGCTGCTGTTGAGGTGTATAATAGATGGTAAAGACCCATTGGAAGTGTTTCCTGACTCTAGCATTGCTGCCTTGGTGCTGAATAAAGACCACTCTATAAAGGTTATACGAAACGGATTGAGACCTCTATGGACTGGAAAAGTAGAGGGCGCTAGAGTATATGCCAGTACTTTCGACATTCTCAGTAGAGCAGACATAGAGCCTCACAAGATAGACTGCTCAGGAATAGAGAAACAATTGTATTCCAACCACAATATAAGGACTCCAATTTTGATTTGAGGTGAAAACATGGAGACAACAAGGGACAGAGTTTCACTGTTCATTGATTTTTGTAGAAATAGTATATATGCTCACGATGTAGACCCAGCAATCAACTACATGAACTACATAATCAGGCGAATGGAATTGAATGAAGAGCAGGTCATATGGTTGTGCTTTCTATATGGTATAACATATCAGCTGCCTACTGCTTGGGTTATTTGGAATGAAATGCCAGACCTAGAACTGGTAAATAAGGAAAGACTAGTGAAGTGGTTAACACCAGAAGTGCTCCATAGACTTCCATTTCAGCAGGATAAAATAAAGTGCAGACCTAAGATGGCTGAGACGATACTATCATATCAGTCTATAGTGGGTAAGTCTCAGGCAGAATACTTTGATAACCTACTGGATAGTGATAACCCACATGAGAACTTCTGGAGGATGTGGTCACCATTGAAGTCTATATACTGTTTTGGTAGATTTTCCACATGGAATTTTTGTCAGGCTTTGAAACATGTAGCAGGATATAATGTAGAGCCTACCATACTTATGATTGGTGAACCAGACAGTGTTTCCTTTACAGATGGACTGGCTTATGCTTTCAATCAGGATGACAAAATAACTAAGAAGGAAACCATAGGCAAGAAGAGAGTAAAGGTATACTACAAGTGGAGTGACCAAGAGAAAGATGATATGGAGCGTTCAGCACTCATACTGAAGAAGTCACTGAACCTAGATAACTTCCAGTTGGAGACATTGGCTTGTGCTTTCAAGAAGATATGGAGAACGGCAGACAGCAGGTACGTAGGATACTATAATGATAGAGCAGCAGACGACATCAAGAAAACTGCTTCTATGGGATGGAACGGAATAGACTGGAAGCTGCTCTGGGATGCTAGGCAAGCTACAATTCCGCAGGAGTATATACATGATAATAAGGGAGTCAATACCATGAACTTCAAGCTAGAACCCTATCAGAAGGTATACACGTAAGAGGTGTTATAAATGAGCATTGAGCGTGTGCCCATAATCACTAGAATTAACACATCTGAGATAGAGGAACAGATGTGTAATAAATTCGCTGACCTATGGGCATTAAAATACAAGACAATTAAGGGCAAGCCTACTACATTTATTAGTAGCAATCCATTTAAGCACAGACCATGGCAGTCAGCCATACTCAGGGATGCTCACCCAAATAAGGTCATAGAGAAGTCAAGACAGCTGGGTATGTCTGAAGTAGGACTGTCAGAGGTTTTACACTTCCTTACTACTAAGGAAGATGTTAAGGCTATGTATATTTTTCCTAGGAATCAGCAGATGGTGGATTTTTCCAAGTCCAGAATAAAGCCAGTGCTACAAACTCCATACTTTTTAGATAAAGTAGATAAAACTATGGATAGTGTTACTACTAAAAAGATACTAAACAACTGGCTATTTATGCGTTCTGGCTGGGAAGGTGCTACTGGTGAGGGCGTTGATACTGACTTCTTGGCTATAGATGAGTATGACCGCATGAAGGATGGAGTGGAATTATCCTTCCAAGAGGGATTATCAGCCAGCAAGTACGGATACATGCGTAGGTGGAGTACTCCTTCCATTCCAGGCAGAGGTGTAAATGGTGCTATAAGCAAGTCTGACCAGATGAGATATATCTGGACTTGTGAACACTGTGGTACTAAACAATTCCTTACGTTTGATGATAATCTCATTCAGGTCAATCCCAATGGTGTAAACTCAGCCACTCAGGAGATAGCTGACGGCACTTTCATTATAGGTTGTAAGAAGTGTAAAAAGCCTATTAACCGAATGGGAATAGGAGAATGGGTGCCAATGTATCCATCTATTCATGAGGTTAGGGGATACCATATCAGTCAGCTTGATGCTGCTTGGATAAGTGCTGATAACATCATGAGACGCAGATTCAGCTATTCATCGAAACAATTGTTCTATAATTACGTTATAGGAGAACCATTTGCCTCAGAAGGTATCAAGATAACAGAAGCTGATATCAAGGCATCCATTCGCTTGGGACGTGAACAGGTGGCTAGAACTTCAGCATATGCTGCTATAGTAGCAGGTATAGACTGGGGTGACGTCAGCTACATGTGTATCCTAGGAGTAAAGAGCAATGGTGTAGTAGACTTGCTCAATCTTCATAGTGTACATGATGATAGTAAAATACCTCTGAAAGCGGTTGCATACTTTTGTGCCATTCTTAGGTCGTATCAACCTAACATAGTGGTAGCAGATGCTGGATATGGTGCTGATAAGAATAGCTATGGATATACACAATTCCCTGCTGCCTGGTATTCCTGCTACTGGACTACGAATAAAGATGCACATAGTAAAACCAGATTCATTGACCAATGGAATGAATCTTCCAGAGAGGTAACTGTAGACAAGACCTTATCTATACAGAGGGTGCTTCACTCTATAAAGGGGCATCTTATAGGGCTGTTCCCGTGGTGCGAGAAGATTGCTATGTTTACTCAGCACCTCAAGAATACAGTTATTATGGATGAAGAGAGTGATGGACTGGTATATAGCAGAGCAACAAGAGTTGGTCCAGACCACTACTGCTGTGCTTTAGCATATGGACTCATAGGTGTAAATAAGTTGACCAACTACAATATCAATGTCAATAACTCCACATCTGTAGAGTTTATCTAACGTAGGAGGGATAAAATGCTGTATGAAGACCAGATTTATTTTTCTTTATTCATGATAGACCTGTCCATTCTTATTGTTTCACTGTGGATAATCAATAGGATTGAATCTAAAATATGGACTGACGATAGGCAGCTGCAACACCTGTTAGAGTTAGTAGGAATTCTGAAACTCATAATGTATAGCTCACTGATAGTTACCATACTCATTATCCTTGTGAAATATTTTCTAAAAATTTTCTATAAAATATAATTTGCCCACTTTACTTTTGTTATGAAATAAGTTATAATTAGGTTGAGGTAAAAGACCTCACACAAAAATCCTCATAGTTGAAAAAGGAGAGAGGACAATGGCAATCTTAACAAAACATCAAATCAGTGAACTTAATGACAGAATGTTGGGTCTTGGTGCTCCTGTACAGTTTGACGGCATCGGCTATAACAAGATTGACTTCTCCAAGATGGAGAATCTTGGTGGGAATTACCACCTTACTGACCGCCAGGCATGGTTTGTTTGCTTGACTCTGCGTAAGTACAAGAAAACTCAGCTGACTCAGTGGGCAGACGATATTGAGGAAAGCATTACTGCTTACGAAGGTGCTAAGACTGTTAAGGTCAACCCAGTAGAGGTAGTAGGTGTAAGTGATACTCAGGTTAGCCTGACTTGGACATTTGACCGTAAGGTAAGTGACCAGCTGAAAGGTAAACTGGACAACACCCAGTACAAGTGGACTAAGCCCAATGGGACTTGGGTACTGAACGTGAACTGGGGATATGCTGAGACCATCAATCAGTCTTTTGTATCCTTGGGATTGGACACTACTGCTCTGGTAAAAGCTATTCAACAGTACAACAGCCAGCCTCATACCGTTAAGGCACAGAGCAAATCTCATACTGCTACTCAGATTGTTCTGGAGGTTAGCAGACTTCCTAAGTCAGTGGATACCATCCAGATTAAGAGTGCTTACGACAAGGTATTGGTAGCTGCCTTCAAGTCTATTCCTAATATGTTCTGGGATAACAAGAAGCAGGTGTGGAACTGCTATATTGAGAATACCGCTAAGTTGTATGATGCACTGCCTGATGGAGTAGTTGCTGACCAGTTGAAGCCTTGGGCAGACCTCACCAGGAACTGGAACAAGAAATACAACCTATTAGACCTCAGCAAGCTCAACCTGAAATTCCAGCCATACTCCTTCCAGCCTGAAGATGCTCAGAGATTGATGAACCTCCAGACTGGTCTGAACGGAAATGAAGTAGGTTGCGGTAAGACCTTTGAGCAGGTTATCATTGGTGAATCCATCCCTATGAAGAAACTGGTTATCTGCCCACCTACTCTTAGAGTAAACTGGGAAAGAGAGATTCATATGGTGAACGCAGATGCTGAAGTACATATTCAGTATTCTGATAAGCCTTACAAGTCTGTTGACGGCTGGAACATCATTGGTTATCATAGCCTTGATAAATTCCAGAAGCAGTTGGAGAAAGAGCAGTATCAGGTTATCATGATTGATGAGGCTCACTTCATCCAGGCAGTTAACAATTATGGCAATCCTGACAGCAAGAGAGCACTCGCAGTACTGAGATTGGCTGCTACTAGCCAGTATGTATTTCCTATTACTGGTACTCCTAAGACCAACAGAAACATCAATCTGTACAATATTCTCCGTGTTATCCGTCATCCACTCGCCCGTGGTAATTGGGCATTCCAGAATTACGGCAAGTATTTCTGCGATGGACAGAAAACTCAATGGGGTTGGGACTACACTGGTAACAGCAATGATTCCGAACTTAATGAGCAGTTGAAGCCTGTAATGGTTAGACATCTGAAGAAGGATGTACTGCCTCACCTGAAGAAACAGCGTCAGGCTATTCCTGTAAGCGTAAACCTGTCTGAATACCGCTATCTCATCAGTGAGTATCTCAGGACTAGGAAGAACAAGAACAGTGAAGCATTGGTACAGCTCAACAGAGCAAAGCAGGTTGTAGCTATTCAAAAGGCTCAGGAGTCCATAGCATTCGCTCAGGACATCATTTCTCAGGGTAAGAAGGTTGTTATTGTAACAGCATTCACTGAGGTAGTTGCTCAGGTTGAGAAGGCAATCAAGGGTTGCCTGAAGATTGTTGGTGGCATGAGCGATAAAGCTAAAAACGCAGCCATTGATGAATTTCAGCATGGTACGGCTCAGGCTATTGTAATCAACATTGTAGCTGGTGGTACTGGTGTAACTCTGACTGCTGCTAACACGATGATTATCAACGATATTCCTTGGACTACTGGTGAATTGGAACAGGCAGAAGGACGTATCTGGCGTGGTGGTCAGAAGGAAACTGCTATGATTTACTACATTATGGCAGCTGACTGTGAAATGGATGAAAAGTTGATTGATACTATTGTTTACAAGTCTCAGACTATTAATGCAGCTGTGGACGGTGGTGTTGGTGAAGAGTTAGACCTCAGAGCAATTTTGGAGGCAGAACTGTAATATAGTAAATGGCTGAGGCACACTGCTATCAGCCATTTACTTTTAGAAAACAAAATAAATTTACACATAATCTGATATGTACTTTTGTTAATTTAAGGAGGTGGGTAAGTAATACCATACTAAGCATATATTATTACAGAGACATGTATCCAAATTCATTTATAATAGGAGGGTAATAATTATGATAACACAGTTTGTAAACAATGGTACAGACTTAGAGGTGTTGAATAAGTCCTATGAGTCTATGCCTATGGAACAACAGGAAGAACTTGCTAAGGCATTGAAGAAAGATGGTCTTGTACTGGTTGATGTACAGGTAAATGGCAAGCACGGCGTATATACTCGCAAGCAGTGGAAGAAAGCTAGTGATGTAAAGAAGAATGAAGGAAAATCATCTAACCAGCTGAAAGATGTTCCACAATCTATCTTAAGAGCTAAGATAATTAGTGATACCATAGGTGCAGAATCACTAAATGAAGCACTTGAAGATGCTAATAAGAAAGTGTCAAAAGTATGGAGTTATGATAAAGGTAAAGGAGAAACAGAGGTATATCAAGTAGGAAACAAATTAGGTGCTACAATTTTTGATGGTGATAAGACTACTTATTTCATAGCTGATGGTTCAAATCCTAAAACTGCTGTTTGGACTGTTTTAGGTAATGATAGCAAAAACTATGAAGCTATGGAGAGTTGGATTTCACAACTTAAAGAGGGAAAGGAAGAGAAAACAGAAAAACAGGATAGCAGTAATTCATATCCAGACTATGTGAACAAAACTAATGTTGGAGTACCTAAAGCACACAGCTCATCCTATTTCTCTGAGAAGAAGGCAATTGAGTTTGCTAAGCAACTGCATGATAATGGTGCTACTAATATTGAGATTAGCAGTACTAAAGATGGATTCAATCAGACTCAGTATCGTGTTGCTTGGGACAAGGAAGAAAAGAAGCAGAGTACTCAAAAGAATACAGATAAATCATCTGCTAATATATCACAAAAAGATTTAGATGAAGCTACATCATTTCTTGGGGATAAAGATAAAAGGTCTTGGTATTATGTACACACACCACAGGAATTTAAGTCTGGTAGTTTAAAGTTTGGTTCTACCATTACTATGGCTATTGATGATATCATGAGACCTTTAACCAGTAAGGAAAAACGTGACCAAGTAACAGTGAATACAGTAGTAGCATATTTACAAGAACGCTACAGTAAAACTGGTGGAGTGTTAGGTAAAATCACTAAAGATGATTTAAAAGATATTCAGGGTAATTTGGATAAGTACCGTGATGGAAAGTTGTGGGGAGTAAAATACCATAACGGAAAAGATTCAAATGGTAATGTTATTGGTGATAACCAAGCTAAGACTACCAAGAAAGTAGCTGATACTTCAAAAGCTAAACAGAATTCTTCATCAGATTCATCTAAAATAACCAACATTAAACCTACTAAACCTACACATGGTACTTATGCTGCAGAATCTAACCTAATGAATGATGAAGGTGAAATAGACCAAACTTATACAGGAAAAATAAATGGTGAGGAAGTAGAAATATATAGAGTGGGAGATAAATTGCTTGCTGCTTATGTAGATGACGATGGTAATGAAATTTTTTACACTTCTTCAGGAAAAGACCCAAGTAAAGCAAATTGGGAAAATATAGGTGAAGATTATGATAAAGCTGGAAAACACTTAATTAGTGGGTTGTCCAAGGATTCGTCTAATGTAAGTGTTCCTAAGACTAAGGCAGACATCCAAAGCATGCTTGCTTCTGGTAAGTCCAGAAATGATATTATTGAGTTGGCTAAGAAGTCAGGCATCAGCTGGAAGGAAAATGACCATAAGGATATTAACTGGATGAGGTGCTGCATGGCTTTAACCAAAGTGCCATCTGCTTCTACCACTAACACAAACAGTGAATATAACCCAAAGAATACTACACCTCCTGGTCGTACAAAATTTAATGAAGTAGCAAAAACTCTGTCGGAAAAAACTCATCCAGATGATGTTAACTACTTGGTTAACCAAGTTGATGATGTGTCCGTTATCAAAAAGCTCAATGACTTGCTTGGTAGGGTAGACAATAAGGAGGGATACCCAATAAAGGGTAAAGAAGGAATCAAATACAAAGATGCTTCACCAGACGTAAAGAAAAAGTTTGTTGGTATACTTAAAGAATACGTAAAAAGCAAATAAGGAGTGAGTAATAATGGAACTGCATCCATTCACCAGAGCAGCAGCCTTGGCTGTTCTCATAGGAAATGATTTTTGGTACATGCATCTGTATGCTAAGGATGAAGACTTCGATAAATCACATCAGCTTACTGAACATTACTATGACAGGTTGGGTTATGAAGGTGATGAACTCATGGAATTGTCCATAGAAGTTGGTGCTGAAGTATTCAATCCTTCTGAGGTAGGCAAGTGGATACCAGAGTACGTACCTGAATCCGATAAGGCTTATAGCTACACAACCATTGTTGCCAAGGCTCAGGATAAGCTGAATACATACTTGGATGCTCTAAAAACCATGAGGAATTCTACCAGTAGGACAGACATACAGAGCAGACTGGATGAGTGCCTGAGATACTGGGAGAAGGAAATCAACTACAAGCTGTCAGCCAGAGCAGGACAAATCTCTAATGCCCCTTCTATGTTGGTTGGTTTTGTTAATACAGGCATCGATAACGAACTGGCATACAAATTCTCTGACTAGGAGGGATAACAGTGTTTATTCCAGACGAAAATCTGATGAAATCACTGTCCAACCTATCTAAGTCATCTAGCCTTGTACAGAAAGACGTAGTTGTACATGGTAAGCATGGCACTTTCACCAGAAAGCAGCTGGTGCGTGTAGGCGAAGATAGTAAGGATAAAACGCATTCAATTACAAAAGAGGTAAATGAGTATCTCAAGAACGGCAACGCAACACAAACGGTAGACTTAGCTAGAAAGTTAGACACTTTGCCTAAAGGGACTGTGATAACTACAGGTGAGGTATCTACTGAGTTTGTGACAGGTAAAACCACTCCTATAACAATAACCCACTCTGGGAACGGATACTGGAAGCGAGAACCATTTGGTGGGCTAGGCAAGAACCCAGAAAAGTCCTCATATAACGTGATTGATAAATGGCTTCAACCAGCATCAAACAAAAGTCAGTTCAATCTAGTTATTACGACACCTAAAGAGGACAAAAATGACACGAAGAAACCTGATGATAAGCAGTCTTCACTCAGTACTTTCTTTCAAACTAAATCCAGCAATCCAAAGCATGATGTAACTAAGATATTGGTAGATGGACACAAGAGAAAAGACATTATGGCTGAAGCCAAGAAAGCAGGCATAACTTGGAAAGAATCAGATAAGGAAGGTATTAACTGGATGCGTGCTTCCATGGCTATTCAGAAGCATATCAGTCAATCTGCTAATGATGCTCAACAGCACAAGGCTACAAAGGCTCAACCTGCTAGTTCTTCAGTAAAATCTGAAATCAATGAGTTATTGTCTAAACATAGTAAAGAGAAGGTCATTGAAGCAGCCAAATTCATAGGAGTATCCTGGACTGAGGCTGATAATAAAGGTATCAACTGGATGAGGTGCGCAATGTCCTTGAATAAGGCAATAGCTGATGATTCTAGCATAAAAGACAAGCTCAATAATGCTCTGGAAGTAAATAGTAGTAAGAGTGACACCAATGTATCTGCTACCAGTGACGTAGCTAAGAAGGCAAAGCAGTTTCTTGATGAAGCCATACAGAAATTCAAAGGTTACACTAAGGGTGCTGTGGATGTCCGTATTGGTACAGGTAAAAAGTCCTATGGCGGAAAAGGTAATGTCCAGCAGGCTGGGCCAGTATCTGCTCCCAAGGTAGAATTGAAACCAGATAAGGAATTAGAGAAAGAACTGAAAACACAGGCTTTGGCTAGTGGCTTCACAGCAGTTCAGTTCACCACCAGGTCTAAGACTAGGTCATACACCAACGTCAGAGGACAAATAGTTAAGGAAACTACTAAGGAAAGATTTGCTATTTTCCATAAAGCATAATAAAGGAGGAAGATTATCATGTTCAAGATAAAGCGTTGGAATAACAAGTATGGAAATGCAGCTAAGTTTGTTGTTTTCGATGAGAAAGCTAGTAAGTATGCTGAGTTTTCACCATCTAATCCCAAGGATATTGCTTGGGTGTCTAATGACATCACTAAGAATCCAGAGTATAAGTCTTGGGATGACTGGAAGGATGAGCCAGTAGATAATCTTGGTGATATCATCATGTAAAGGACTGATAGGTGATGCATTTTATAGACAACCAATCAGACATCAACACTATCAATTTCCTGTCTAAGTCTATACCAATGGAAACCATGGAAAAGGCATTAAATAGAACTGGTCTTGTACAGAAGGAGATACAGTACAAGACCAGTACAGGAAAGATAGCTACTAGGAAGCAGTGGGTGAAAGCAGGAGAGGAACAGACTGTTGTCAAACCTCCTAAGAAGCAACCCAGACCGCAGGTTGAGGCTACTGACCACAACATAACGGAAAAGACTGCTCACCTGAAACCTCTACAGGAAGGAGAAAAACTGCCTGACTACTTTACTGGAGAGCACGCAGTACCTCCTAACTGGAGGAAGGTTATGTACAGTCCAGACCCAAATGCTAATCTGTTAGCTATAGGTAAGGATGGACAGAATAGAACTGTATACTTGTACCATAAGGATTTTGTAGCTAGCAAATCCAACGAGAAATTTAGCAGAGTCAGGAACTTATTGAAAAACCGTGACAATATCCTTATTTCAATTAAGGAGTTAAAAGAATCCAATCCAGAGGTGTCTGACTGCCTTAATCTTATATTCCATATGGGTACTAGACCTGGCAGCACAGCAAACACCAAGTCACTGAAAGAAGCACGTGGTGCTACAACACTGAAGGGTGAGAACGTGGTTGTAGAAGGTGACGATGTATACCTAGATTTCACAGGAAAGAAGGGTGTAGCACAGCGTCACAAGGTTAATGATTCCTACCTGAAAACCATGCTAGTACAGCGTAAAGAGAAGGCAGGAGACAATGGTGACCTGTTCAATACCACGGATGACCAGCTTAGAAAAGCACTGAAACCTCTTGGACTTCATCCAAAAGATTTACGTACTATGTTAGCCACTCATATGGCTAAGCAAATGCTCAAAGACCTTCCTGTAGCGAATAACGCAAAGGAAATGACTAAACTACGTAATCAAGTAGGAGACAGAGTCTGCTCTGTACTGGGTAATCAGCGTACAATGGCTTTGAATAGTTATATAGACCCAGAGGTATTCATAGCTCACAGCCCAGACGGTATGAGTGACTGGAAGTCAAATCAAGCCAAGAAGAAGGTGAAATAACATGACTTTAGATAACCTTACACCTGAGCAAATGGCTCAAATGATGAAAGATTCTCTAAAACAACCTACAAAACCTATGACACAAGAAGAGAAAGAACAGGATGACGCAGAGCATGGTTATTTCCAAGAACCAGAACAGGAGTAACGTAACATTGCGACATGTGAATCTTTGAAAACTTTACATAAGTCAAAATTGAGGGCATAGCTTTATATATGGCTATGCCCTTTATTTTTATCTACTGGAACTGTGGATATGTAGTAAAATCACATCATGAAATACTTGACCGAAAATTTTTTTCGGTTGCCTTTTTTAAGGTAAATGAGTAAAAAGTAAATAACCTTTATTTAATAAAAATACTAAGTTTATTGTAAAAGAAAAATAATTAACCTTCTTTTTTACTAACGTAAAAAAGAACAGCAATTGCTGTTTTTACATGTGAATACTTGAATCTTTTTCATAAGTTGGAAAACTGCTATGTAAACCTCAGAAAATTCTATGAATAAATGATGCACGTTATGTAGGTTTCTGATTCATTAGTCCTTGTAAAATGTACAGTTTTTACTTGAAAAATTTTATAGAAATTTTATTTTTTCCACTTTACTTTTGGGATGAAAAGAGATATAATGTTTTTAGGAACATATAGCATAAACCACAAAGCAGTTGAGTTAAAAGGAGAGATTGCTATGAAGAGTACAGAACTGAAGGAAAAGTTGGATAACACAGTTATGGAAAATAACTGGAGAGTAGTTATCTATGATGATTCTATGAACACAGGTTGCACAGCAACTAAGGTATTCATGGACAACCTTAACAAAGCTACAGCTAAGAAGATTGAGAATCATATGAATCACAAGATGGAAGAGACAGAAATGTTTGATATCAACTATGTAGCTGAAGAAGCAAAGAAGAATGCAAAAGAAATGAGTTTTGTACCTTCTTACCTGAAGAATTTCTACTGTATGACCACTGACATGGTGGGAGTGAATTAAGATAGGAGGCAGCAGCATGAAAAAGCCTAAATTGTATGATGAGACTAAGCAAGTCATTCCTGAGACAATTCAAGTGGGAGACTATCTGAAATACATAGGTAGTGGTGAGACTCAGGGTGAAAGGCTAGTATTGTTAGTACGTAACATCAAGACCACTAAGGCGAAAGGAATTACACTCTATCATTTCAATTCTGATAGTCACTATAGATTAGCTTGTAGGAGTGATAAAACAGTTGAGAAGTACATCTGATGCAGAGTGACACACAGTCGAAAGCCCCTAGTAATGCATCACAACTACTACAATCCATCTGCAGGTTATCAAGTGCAAAAGGAGAGATAACTATGAAAGACTATAAAAACCAGATAGCTGAATTGAAAGCAGACGTACACACCATCTGGAAACTGCAATGTCAAAACCTATACAACAGCAAAAACCTTGGAGCATTGGCTGTACGTGAGTGCCTTCAGAATAGCATTGACGCTATAAGGACTGCTGAGAAGAACGGTGATATTGCTCAGGGTGATGGGTACATCAATATTAGCTGGGAAGGAAGCAACCTCATCATTGAGGATAATGGAGTAGGGATGAACCTTCAGACCTTACACGACAAGTTTTTAACCCTTGGTGGAACCACTAAAGGTGATGAGAGTAATGTAGGTGGATTTGGATTAGCTAAATCAGTTATTCTTGGATGCGGTAGTGGGTTTAAGGTAGAAACACAGGATAATGTATTTACCAATGAAGACCTTGGTGTTAATCCCATACAGAAGCAGGATTACAGACAAGGTACACGTATAACTCTGAAAAATGTACAAGTTGGTAAGGGTAAGAGCATAGAAGATGATTCAGATAGATTTAAGTACGCTGTATATGATTATGTATTTACCAGCCAGATTCCTGAAGACATTAAGGTCACTGTAAATCATAAGGACTATAACTCCTATAAGAGATTTGTTCAGACTTCTTCTACCAGACGTGCACCTGCTGTATTTAACATCGGGAAAGACATCATACCTAAGAACACTAAAATCAGAGTAAACGTGTATAAGACCAAGAATGATTCCTCTGGATACTTGTATGTTAGACTAAGAGGATTGACTCAATTCAAACAATACCTTAGCTGGAATGCTACTTTCCACGTAGTACTTGATATAGACACCAAGTTAGACCCACGTGACGTAGATTACCCATTCAGCACTAACAGAGAAGGGCTGAAAGCACAGTATCAGGGTATTCTTTCAGCTATATCAGATAAGGTTAGTCAGTCACCCATTGCTATCTCAGACCACTCTAACTACAGGGAAACCTTCTATGATAACAAGACCAGCAATGCTGAGCGTAATAGAGTAATTGCTTCTCAGTTGATTTCTAAGGACTTGATGAAGGCTGCTAATACCGTATCTAAGGCAGTAGCTGGTATGATACCACAAGGAGGTTACACTATTCCTTCAGTAGCTGAGAAAATTCAGCAACTAAATGAAGTTGTAGAGAAGGTAGCCCATGAATGTGGCAGAACTAAAGACGAAGTGGTTAATGGTTTAAGCATTGAAAATCTTCAGTCTTTGAACAATCCATTGGATTATTCTTGGATTGTATGGCAAGACAAGGATACTCAGGTTAAGAGGATAAACGGCAACACTCAGGTTGGCTTTATATTGGCTTGGGATAGCATCTTGAGATTGATGGCTAGTAATTCTCCTGAGTTGAATGGAAAGACCTTCTACCCTGGCATTATCATTAGGAAAGACTACATGGGATTGTGCTTAGAAAAGAACATAGCTTCTTGTGGCACTAGACACTACATTATGATGAATCCATACTTGATTCCTAATGACGATGACTTGTCTATAGCCTTATATTTGATGAACTTGGCATCACACGAACTTGCTCATTTAGCTTGTGGAACATATGAAGCTCACGGTGAGACCTTCTCATATACCAGAGAATCCATCATGAACCACAATTTGGTTAACGTGAATGCTGTAATGAAGATGCTGCGTAGCATGGGATTTAAGAAACTTCTCAATAAAGTAGAGCAGAAGAAGCAGTCTGATGACTATTCTTATTACAACTTGGATGACTTGATTGATATGGCTAATAACAAAGGAATAGATGTAGATTACTTGCATAGTAAGTATAGCAACCAGCAGATTTTCCGTATGAGACTAATAATGGCTATCAAAAAGACAGCTTAATAATGATTTGGCGGCAGAGTGTACTGCCGCCTTTATTTATATTATTTACTATATGTGTTTGAAAGGTGTGGGAAAGATGCCTAAAATTATAATTGAATCCTCTGATAAGAGAGATACACAAGTAGATATAGAGGAAAAGCTAGAAAAGGCAATGTCTGCCATTAGAGAACAACGTGAAGGAAAACAATTTACAGACAATTTTCTTAGGGAAACTAAGGAGAAAGCTGATGTAGTAGTCAATAAGTTGTTTTCTAACATGGTCAAGGAAATCAATGAAGTACTAGCGAAATGAGGGAAAACCCATGGGAATTAACTTTGTAGATAAAGGCTCAGACTTGGCTCTAGTCAATCTTCTTCATGAAGATTACTTGAAAAAGTCATTTCATCGTGAAGGATTGACTCCAGTTAGGGTGTCTGTTAATGGAAAACATAGTAATTACACTACTACTGTTTATAAAAATTTAAATGAACACAGCAAGCATAACAGTAAAAACAAGCCTAGAGTCAATCCTAATAAGAATAAGAACGCCACTAGTAAGCTACAGAATAAAGACTTTATGTATATGAATACAGCTACTGGTGACGTATTATCACTGGATGAGGTAAAACGTGAGTATAATCAACTTCCTGAAAAGGAAAAGAAATCACATAAAACTCTTGATAGTTACCTAAAATCCACTTATTTTATTTCAAATGGAACTAACAAAACTTGCGATATGTATAGGATTGCTCATGGCAAGTATACTAAGGAAAGAACACAGGCAGTCCATGAGCCTATAGTACAGGATTATTTATCTAAAGCACAGGATGCTCCAGAAGGTACTCCACCAATACTTTTCTTGTATGGTGGTGGAAGTGGTGTAGGCAAGTCCACAATAGTCAACTCTATAGTGAAGCCTATGTCTGATGAGTTAGGGATAAACTTACTCAAAGTAGACTGTGATGACATTAAGGAGTTGCTTCCAGAGAATGAAATGTTTATGGCTCAAGATGAGAGTACTGCTGCTGGTAGACTGCACAGAGAATCTTCAGATATAACCAATAAGGTAATAGATGAGCTCACTAAGGCTAAAAAGTGCTTTGCATATGATGGTTGTATGGGAAACACTTCTAAGTATCAGAAAATTATCAACAAAGCTAGAGAGAACGGATACTACATACAAGTTATAGCAGTAGACATTCCAGTAGATATGGCTATTACTCGTGCTAAATCAAGGAACAGAAAGATTGATGACGCTATATTCCATAAGACTCATACAGCTTTTGGAGATAATTTTTTGGATATAGCAGGGATGGCTGATTCGTTTGCATTGTATGATAATTCTCAGGATAGTAATTTGCCACCTACATTAATTGTAGATGATATTGGAATCCATAATGAAGAACTCTATAAGCGTTTTATTATGAAAACAGATGGGGAGGCACAAATATGAGCACTAAGACCTTTAATAAAGAAAACATTGTAGCCTTGCGTAAGAAATATGAGAAAAACCCTGTTCAGCAAGATTTTGCTAACGACAAGTCAGTGTTTGAGTTTCCAGATGATATAACTGATGAGGAATTGGATAAACATATTGAACGAATGAAATCACAATAATAGCTGGGGGAGATAAATTATGATAAGGGATACAGATGTTGCTTCCTATCTTATAGACAAGGCTAAGTTAGACCTAATGGGTGATGGACATAACCTGGAAAAAGCACAGAGAGATTATTCTAAGTTAGTAAAGGTGCGCAGACCAGTAACACGTAATGGTAAGACCTTTATGCAGAATATATGGGTGCTGCCAGGTCAGGTTAAGTCATCAGATGTGGTTCTTCAGAACAAACAAAATGTGATTCCTTCTCTTAGCAGCATCACTAAGCCATTGGCTGGTATTCTGGATATGAAGTATTTTGCTGCTTTGGAGAACACTGATAGAACTAAAGCAATGGATTACTTGAAAAACCTTGGATTTACTTGGAAGGTAAATAGCAATCCTAGTATAAACTGGATGTGGGCTAAGAGTGCTCTTAATAAATTCCTGAATGCTAATCCTTCTTTCAAGGACACCGCAGGTTCAATTTCTGGATTGGTAGGAGGTCAGATTCAGGTTACTTCTCAGGCAACCAACGTAACAACGCAAATTGCTCAAAATAAGACACATTCTACGGTGAATACGGCAACCATGATGTCTTCTTTTACGCCTCAGCAGCAGGCAGAGATTAATGCTTGTGCTAATGGCAAGGAAAAATTTTCTAAGATTCGTGAAATTCTTGGTAAAGATGGAGTGGTATCTTGGGCGAAGGCTAATGGTATTACTTGGAATGAACATGCTCATGATGCTATTAACCTTATGAGACTTGGTATGGCTGTTAGAGAACATTTTGATGCCATAGATGGAACAGTATCTCCTGGTCCAGTAGCTAAGACTCCTACTAAGAAACAGTCTACACCTGCTGCTCCACAAGTAGACCCAGATGAGCTGCCTGTACCTGCTAACGCTACAGAACGTACTAAGAATTTGATTAAACATATAAATAACATGACCAGTGTAGCTGAGATTAATGATTGCACTAAGATGGGCATGGTTCCAGAAGATGATGTAGCTAAGTCATTTATTATTGAGAAATTCCTTCCTTCTTTTAAGTCATGGGTAGGTGGGGATGCTCCTAGGTCTGTCAAGGACAAGTGGATAAAGGACACTGGTAATAGTGCTTCTTCCATAAAAACTTACGCTAAAACCTCATATGATTGGGGTGAGAGAGCAGTAGATACCATGAAATTGGTTGGTTATAAGAAGTCAAATGCTGCAATGTGTATGAGTAATGCATTTAGTGGATTTTCAATGGGTAAATTGATTTCTCCAAGGCAGTATATGAATTTTAGTGGTCATTTTAATGCTTTTGGTAAACTTGGTCAGAATGTCGAAAGACCATTTAATATCATTGAAGACTTGAATGATGCTTATTCTGATTACGTTACTGATGATTACTTGACTCCTAATGGCAATTATTATCCTACTAATTTGGGATATACAGGTAAAGACCCATCAGAGTATTTGAAGAGGTATGATACAGAGAAAGAAGGATTTGTAAGATACCTAAGAAAAGTACAAAAATCTGACCATTCATTGAGTGCTACGGCTCAGGAAATGATAGATACCTATGATGAGACCATGAAGCTGGTTGGATGCAATCCTAATATGCTGCAATATATACGTAAGTATGATTGGGAAGATAATCCACAAGTTACATACGATACTTCTGACTTTAATCAAAGGAGTATTGGTAATATACATCCAGAAGATATGAAGAAAGCAGTAGAAATCATAGAATTACAGTACAACACTGTTATTTCTGAAATGCAAAAGGCAGGTTATTCTCAGAAGATTATTCATGATACTCTGCTTAGTAGGTGGAGTGCAAGTGACTTGAATGCTATATATGTAGTAGATGGGCATAGCTATAGGTCTAATGTAACTGCTACTATAGATGTTACTGCTTCTTTGCCAGATGAAGCTAAACAATGGAACTATGCTGCATCAAAATATGCTTATTATCGTTTCTGTAAGGAAAATGGACTTGAAAATGATAGTAAGTATGGAGAAGAAGCATATAATTGGGTAGAACAAGCAAAGCAGATTGCTAACCTTGATAAAGCTACTTATGACAAAGTACATAGTAACCTGAAAAAGATATATGGATTCCAAGATGACAATGGGGTAACTCAGCCTATAGATAATAAAGATTATGATTCTATTTGGGCTAATGCTATCTTAGCTAGGGACACCTTTAGTATGCATCACATGATGGCTGTACAGGCTAATAAGAATCCTAAGAGTCCTTTGAATAAGGCTGGTAATGAGTACCAAGGTAACTATGATTATTATAGTGGCACAGCCATGAAAGACGATGACAAAAAGCGTTTAAGGCAGTATGGTAATTTATCCTATGGTCCAAGAATAAATGAGTACACTGCCCAGGAACTTTCAGATAAAATTCAGAGTCAGCTTGATGATGCTCCTATTGTAACGTCCAAGTACATTGAAAACTTGCGTAACTACTATGCCACTCAGGCACAGGGACAGTATCCATCTGTTGATGACTCTATTGTAGCAAAGCAAGCAGACCAAGATACTATGTGGAAGGATGACTACAATAAGGAGAGCAATGAAACTCCATCTAAGGATATAGCTTACATGGTATACACCCAGATGGCAAAGCACATTCCTAAGATGACTGAATCTGCTAATTTGGAACAGAAACTTAACAAAAACTTTGATTATGTTCCGTTTGATTTCTCTGTCAATGTACAACCAAGGTTTAATAAGCCTAAGAAAACTGCTACTAGCACTGCAACTAAGTCAGACCTTAGAAAAGCCAGAGAGGAATTGCTAAATAAGGCTAAGTGTAGCATAGGTACAGAGGATGATGCTACATCTTTGAACATGAGAAAAGACTTCCTGAAGCGTTGGGATTATAAAGCAGGGGAGAAAACACCTGATGGAACAGTAATGAGTGGTAGAGTACATTCTGGTCCAAACGCACCTCATGGTGACCAGAGGGCTTTGTTTAACTCCAGATTCTTTGCTGTAAGAAATAGTGTCTTTGAAGATAGGTTCAATAAAGAGCATGAAAGACTGAAAGGTGCTTCTACTGACTCTAAGACCTATACTCCACTGGAAGTATTCCATGGCACTTCATATGGGTGCGTTCCTAACATCCTAGGACGTGAGGGAGGATTCTTTATGGGAAGTAGCTACACTAAGTCTGGTAAGATGCTTGGAAATGGAGTCTATGTAGCTAATAAGGGTGGTAAGGTTTCAGTCTATGTTGGTAATTCTTCATACGCTAATCGTCATAGTAATATAAGAACTGATGAAGCAGATGGAATTATAATGTGTCTTACAATTATGAGAGGTGAGAACTCTAAGTCACGTAGTGCTGGATTTTACGGTAATAGCTCAGACCCATCACTCACTTCTTTGTCTCAAGATGCTGGTTCATTGAATGACTGGGAAATGGCTGTAAAGCGTAATGAGTTAGTGTTCCCGCATCACTTTGTGGATATTTCCAGTAGGACTATTGGTGAGAACGTAACACGTGACTCAGTTACAAAAGAATACAAAGACAAGATAAACGGCAACACTTATGATAGGTATGGAACTCTTAAAGGGATGAAATAGGAGGTAGTTAGCAATGACGAAGAAACTTATCAGACACATCAACTTTATTGGCCACGAAATCAATCAGTCTATAGAGGATGGCTATCCTGAGTCTGACAGAGAGGTTTACTGTAAGAAACTTCATACTATAAAAGAGCCAGATGAGGCAGATTGTATGAACTGTCCTTACTTTGGTGGTATGGGTCAGGGAACTGCTCATGAGTGTGTATGGGAAGAGCCAGTAGACATTAGCTCAAAATTGGTTAGATATATTGAGCATAAAGACAGACAGAAAGAAATGATGCGAGTATCCGAAATGATTGATGCTGGTGTCATACAGAAGGGGTAATAGAATATGGCAACAAGACTTACAGCAGCACAGATACGTCAGATAAAAGGCATAATCAGTAATCATATGGAAGTCTTGGGTCAAATTATAGTAGGGGAAGGTAAGCCTTCCCCTGCTTTACTTAGAAAACTAGGACTGCCCAAGGAACTGACGTCTTTAGTGACAACTGCATACAAATATGGAAAATTAAGCATATTACAGGGTAAAGACCTATCTACTATGAGTGCTTCAGAAGTACAAAATCTTCTGAGAAAGATTCAGCTTACACCAGCACAGCAGCAATCTATAGAGCAGATAAAGCTCAAAGCCCAGACTAACATAGACTCAATTAGTCAGCGTATCACCTCTACAGTAATGAATGCTGCCTTACAGTCTGACTTACAAATGTGGCAAGCTATTAAGGAAGTAATACCTGCTGCTATAGAGAATGACACCCCAAGGTATAAGGTCATCCAAATGCTCAGGGAAAAGACTGGTGATATGGCCAGGGATTGGCACAGAGTAGCACAGACAGAACTCTGGGATGCCAAGCTACAAGGTGAAGCTGAAGCTATTTTAGACAAGAAAAGTCCATTATCATCAGCTGGTAATGAGACATTAGTCTACAAGAAACCTGCTCCGAACGCATGCCCAAAGTGTAAGCAACTGTATTTAGAGAGTGATGGTGTGACTCCTAGGGTATTCAAAATCTCAGAACTCATGGCTAACGGTAACAATTACAATAAGAAACAGGCAGACTGGAAGCCTACTCTTGGCACACTTCACCCAAATTGTATGTGCACTTTGAATGTAAAACCACCTGATACAGAATTTGATTCACATGGAAACCTTATTTATAAACCACGCAAGTAACAATATTACATATGTAAAGGAAAGGAGGGTGGATAATGGCTGTAAAAGTAAAGTTAGTTGGAGCACCTGTATCTCATTCTGCTCCCAACACTAAGATTATAAAATCTAACAGTTATTCTTCCACTAATACCATAGATTTGGTGAAGGGTGTACCAGCTGAAGATTTGAAGGCATACTATGAAAATCCAATAAGAATGGCGTCAGCTATGAATTATAAGGATAAGCCGTCAAGTCTTTCTTACAACATATTGTATCAGATGAGCGTAAAGAATAGTGTTATTGCAGCAGTCATCAACACACGTGTTAATCAGGTATCAACTTTCACCAAGCCTAAGAGGTTTTCCACTGATGGAATAGGCTTTGAGGTACGTCTCAGAGACCCACAAGCAGTACCTACTGAAGAGCAGCAGGAAGTCATTAAGTCATTAGAAATGTTCCTAGAGAACTGTGGTTATAAGAACGACAATGACACTGATGATTTTGATACATTCATACGTAAGATTGTTCGAGACAGCCTTACTTATGACCAGGCATGCTTTGAGGTAGTACCAGATAGGAAGGGTAAGCCAGCTCAAATACTGGCTGTAGATGCCTCTACCATAAGGGCTGCTAGTGAGGACTATCAGGACAATACCATATGGTCTAAAAATCCTCCTAAGAAGAATGAAAAAGTATCTTGGGTACAGGTTATAGATGGTACTGTAGTAAGCTGGTTTACTGCTAATGAAATGGCATTTGGGGTACGTAACCCACGTTCCAATATAAACCTTCAGCCATATGGATTTAGTGAATTGGAACAGCTTATACACCAAATCACATCACACTTGTATGCTGAGGAATACAACAGTAAATTCTTCTCTCAGGGTGGTACTACTAAGGGGATTATCAATATAAAGGCTGACCCTAATGGTATAGGGAATAAGGAACAACTTGACTCATTTAAGAGGCAGTGGAGAGCACAAGTAAATGGAATGGCTGGTGCTTGGAAAACTCCAGTACTTCAAGTGCCACAGGGTATAGAATACATCAATGTGTCTCAGTCTAATAGGGATATGGAATTTAATCAGTGGATGAATTACCTGATTAACATTGTATGTGCTGTATACGCTATAGACCCAGCTGAAATTAACTTTGCTAATAATGGTGGTGCTGCTGGACAGAGCAGTGTATTTGAATCCTCTCAGGAACAAAAGCTGAAGAATTCTAAGGATAAAGGATTGAAACCTCTGTTAAGATTTGTAGAAACCATCATTAATAAGTTTGTTATTTCCAGATTTTCTGCTGAATATGTATTTTCATTTACAGGACTGGATGAGAAGTCTGAAGAGGAAAAAGCTGAGTTAGAGACAAAGCAGTCTAAGGTTTGGAAAACTGTAAATGAGATACGTAAAGAACATGGAGAAAAGCCTATAGATGACGGTGACGTAATTCTGGATTCTAGCTGGATTAACTACCATCAGCAGACACAGATGGCTGCTCAACAGCAGGAAATGATGTCTGGTGAAGGTGACGAGGGTGATGAGTACTTTAGTGAAGAAGGTAATGAGGAATATTCTGAGCCTGAAGAGTATAGTGAAGAGCAGCCATCAGAAGAAGGTTATGAAGAGGACTCTGATGAAAATACAGAAAAATCAATGTCTAAACTTATAATAACCATAGATGATTAAGATTTGTACAGTCACCTATATTATTCTATTAGTACAAGCAAAAGGGGGTGAAGAAATTGAAAAACTCTGATGTGTTTAGTTTTTGCTTGCCATTTGATGTGCTTAAATCCACCAATGCTAATTCTGATGAGTGGCGTATAGGAGGATATGCTAGTACATCTTCTGAAGACCGTCAAGGTGACGAAATAGTCCAAAAAGGTTTGGATTATGACGATTTTGTTAACTATGGCTGGTTCAATTTTGACCACCACAATGACCAGATTCTTGGTTATCCAGATAAGGATAAGTGTAAGATTGATTCTCGTGGATTCTATGTGGAGGGTACACTCCTTAAAGGAGTGGAAATTGCTAAGAATATGTGGGAAACAGCACTCGCACTACAGAAGTCTGGTGCCAATCGGAAACTTGGATTCTCTGTGGAAGGCAAAGTACTACAGCGAAATGCCCTTGGTAAGATTGTAAAAGCCAAAATATACAACGTGGCTATAACTCCAAACCCTGTTAATACATCATGCACGTGGGATGCATTAGTCAAGTCATTTACCACCAATAAGGATGACATAGAGAAGGCTTTAGAAGCAGGTCATGGTGATACAAATGGTTCAGCTATTATACCAGAATCACTGGAATCTGCATTTAAGACTTTGTCATACGCTATTGGTGATGATGAAGAAGCAAAAAACCATATGTCTGAACTTAGGAAAAAACTTCTAAACAAACAGGATATTACAAAAAGCGAATTCATACTGTATCTACAGCTCACCAAGGGGTTGTCATATGAGGCTTCTAGGGAGTTAGCAGAAACATTATCCAAGTAAAAGGAGGAAGGTAACATGCTTAATGACAAACTTTCAAAGAGTTTGGCAGACCTGGATGCCGCCGCAGATGAGCTGTTGAAAAAGTCTGCTGATGCTGAGGCGGATGAAGAGAAAGACAAGGACAAAGAGCCTGCACCAGAAGATATTGCTGATGCTGCTCCAGCCAAGGATGAAGAGAAAGAGAAAGACAAGGACTCAGAAGACAATGACCTTGAAAAATGTAGTGATAATCCTACTAAACTGACCAAGTCAGAGGAATCTGAGGAAACAAAGGATGAACCTGTTGAGGAAAAGACCGAAGAAAATAAAGAAGATGAAGAGAACTCTGAAGGCGATGACAAAGCTGAAGAGGGAGAAGATGAGGAAGACACTACAAAAGAAGATGTTGAAAAGTCCGTTAAGGATGACTTCACAGCCAATGAAAATATCAATAAGGCACTTCAGAGCAGTGAATTCCAAGCAGCCATGGTGGATGTATTGGTTAAATCTCTTAGTGAGATTGAATACAGCATGCATTCTTCTAACAAAGACCAAGAAAAGGCAGCGTCAGTGATGGCTAAGTCTATGCAGGCTGTACTCCTGAGCAATAAGTCGCTTTCAGCTGAGAATGAGGCTTTGAAGCGTAGGGTGAACAAGCTGGAGAAGTCCATTAACATGGGCTTTGATAAGGTTTTGGATGCTATTGACACTATTTCCACTGAGCCAGCTCATCAGCGTAAGTCTATGGCTAACATCAATGTACATGATAAGGATTTCAATAAGTCCCTTAATGGCTCTGGTGCTGTTGGTGGATTTGAAAGCCTTTCCAAGTCTCAGGTACTCAATGTACTGAATAATGAGCTGTACAGCGGCAATCAGTTAGTCACAGCTCAAGATATTATCTCCTATGAGTCAGGTGCTCCTTTGAGAGTAGAATTGCAGCCACTTGTTATGAGCAAGTGTAAGTAAGCCCACCAATAACCCTAGCACATAGGAACAAGAACATGTTTATTTCAGAAATTGTATAAGGAGGAATAGAAAATGTCTGTTTCAATGAATGATTATGTGGATTTTGGTCAGGGCTTTGGTACTGCTAGTGCAAGTGATGTTGCTGAACTGAATAAGGCTCTGAACACAGGGGCATATGCCCAAGCGAATGGCGTGGCTGGCCAGGTGAATGGTGCAGCACTCCAAGTTGAGTCTCTGGAGAATAGCTTGAAGGTGCTTACTTTCAGTGACCAACATGTAAAATTCTGGAAGAAGATTGCTAAGACTCCAGCTTACAGCACTGTTGAGGAATACAACCAGCTGCTTAGCTATGGCAATCAGTTCAGTGGTTTCCTGCCTGAAGGCGTGCTTCCTGAGACTGATGATAGTGAGTACAAGCGTCAGGCTTCTTTCGTGAAATTCCTTGGTACCACCAGGGAAGTCACCCATCCGATGACTCTGGTGCGTTCTGCTCATGGTGACGTTATCGCCCGTGAGAATCAGAATGGTATCCTTTGGATTATGAAGCAACTGGAGCATGCTCTGTTCTGGGGTGATAGCACTCTTGCTCAGCCTGGCAAGGAGGGTGTTCAGTTTGATGGTCTGAACAAGCTCATCGATGGCGAAAATGTGTATGACTGTAAGGGTGAAGACCTGAAGGACACTGACATCAACTATGGTGCTCAGATTATTCTGGAAAACTTTGGTACTCCTTCTGACCTGTATTTGCCATATGAGGTACTTGCTACATTCAGCAACACCTTCTTCCCGAAAGAGCGTGTCATCATGCCTACTCAGGGTGCTGGTTATCAGGCTGGTCTGGTTATCAATAAATTCCAGACTCATGGTGGTGCGGTTGAATTCCAGCCAGACCTCTTCCTGCAGAAGACAAAGCCACTTAGCAATACTGGTTCTGGTGGTACCAAGGCTCCAACTGCTCCTGCTTCTCTCACTGTTACTATTAACACTGAGGACGTGGGTGCTAACTTTAAGGCAGGTACATATGTATACAGCGTAACAGCTTGCAATCGTTTTGGTGAGTCTGTACCTGTTGCTGGTGATGCTTCCGCAGTTGTTACTGCTAGTGATGTTAAGAAGGGTGTGAAGCTGGTTATTACTAACTCTGCTTCCATGGTTGTGGCTCCAGATTACTTCTGCATCTATCGTTCTGAGAAGGATGGCACGAAGAAATTCTGTGTAGCTAAGATTCCTGCTACTTCTATCAACGCCAGCGGCACAACTCAGGTTGTTGATAAGTGTGAGATTCTTGCGAATACTTACACTGCTTTCATGGGTGAGTTCACTCCAGAGGTTATTGCCTTCAAGCAGCTTGCTCCTATCATGAAGATGGATTTGGCTCTGCTTGGTCCAGCATACCGTTGGATGATTCTCCTGTATGGTGTGCCTCAGCTGTACGCTCCTAAGAAGTGGATGAAGTTCATCAACATCAAGGCTTCTAGTGACCGTACATCTAGCACTGCTCTTTACAACAACTAAGGTTTAACACCTACAAACCTATACTCACAAACCAAAACAAGGGTACAGGGATGCCATATCCTTGTACCCTTGTTTATTTTGATGAAGGAGGACAAAAATCATGGCAACAGTACTTGGTACAACAATTAAGAATGGAAAAATAGCTACTTCTTTTGGAGTTTTCAATTTTGTAGAAGGCAAGGCTGATATACCTGATGATGCTGCTGAAAAGCTGGTGTCACTGCCTGGATTCCAGTACGAAGGTGCTCAGAATGCTCCTAAACCAGAGGAAAAGCCTGCACCTGAAGAGGAAGTCAAGCAGGAGGATTCTAACACTCAGGAGAGTAAAATAGAGCAGCCAGAGCCACAGCAAGAGGAAAAGGTTGAGGCTAAATTCGATGAGAAAGAACTCAATACCAAAAATGTAGCTCAACTCCGCAAGATTGCCAAGGACAACGGAATTGACATTGGTGACGCCAGCAAAAAGGACGAAATCATAGCTATTCTGATGGCATAACAATCTGAATACTGTATGATAACCTCCCATATTATCTTAGTATGGGAGGTTATTTTATAAAAGGAGGTAGAGTAATATGAAGCCTTTAGGCACAACAGTAACACCTATTACTCCAGAGGAAGAGCCATTTCTGCTTAAACCTATTCCTGCTAATCTTCATGACGTAGCAGGAGAAGTACACGGAGACATCTTATACTCTATGTATACTCTGTCTAGTACAGTAATTGATAGAGACATAAATGTTTCCTTGATTACTACAGACCTTATTCAGCACACTGCTGGTAATGGGGTTAAGGGTTTTTGGATAGGAATTGGCATTGACTCTAGGCTCATAGACAACTCTAAGGTGTATATATCTTGGGGTGACTTGACAGACGAACAAACATTGTCTATGGAAACTTCTGAACCAGATAGCGAACAAGAGGTAGATGGTGTAACATACAAGACCTTCTACTTTAATGCTGGTAACGCATCTAACCATGAGAACAAAGCAACCATAATTGTAGACTATGAAGGAGTGCACTACCATTATAAACTGGATTTTGCTGCTGTAGGAATGAAGGTAGGTAATAATCTGGACGATGTCATTTGGGATTCTGTTACTGTACAAGCAGTCAAGGATAAATACTTGTTCGGTATAGACTTGTCTGACGCTAATGGTAATCCACTCCCAGAGAATTTGTTTATACATTATCTTAATGCTTCAGTGGATTACTTACAGAATCTTCTGGATATAGTTATATCTGAGACTGAGTTTACAGAGAAACATGATTATATCAGGAATGACTACCAGAATTGGGGCTTTATTCAGCTTGACCATAATCCTGTTAAGAAGGTTAAGAGGTTGAACCTTACTTATGGCAATAGACCTTCTATTGATATACCTTTGGATTGGATACAGCTGGACAAGTTAACAGGTCAAATTACACTGTTCCCGTCTGCTGGTTCTGCTAATAGTCTTATTATAGGACAGACTGGAATGTTATTTGGATTCCAGAGTCAATGGGACTATGCCCCAATGCTTTGGGAAGTGGAGTATGTGGCTGGGATTGATGATAAAGATAAGAACATGCCATTTAATCTTATACAAGAAGCAGTGTTCAAGAGAGCATCAATGGGTATCCTAAATGTTTGGGGTGGAAAGTACAATTATCGTAATGTAGCCTAGATATTGTATTCGCCCTCCACAGTGAACCTGACAAGTAGACTGTGGTAATAAAGTGAGGAAATAAGCTGGAAGGGTTTGGCTATCCTTATCAGAGAGTGAAGGCTGGAGGTAAAATTTCAGTCAACCGCAACGCATAGGTAGTGAAACTGTAGTTGAGATACTACAGAATATAATCTACCCAAGAGACCTCACTATTGGTCAGGACAGCATGCAAAATGCTGTAATAAAAAGCTATGCTAGACTGAGTTGGAATTAACCAACTGATGAAAATGAGGGAAACCTCCAGAGTTCAGGATAAAAAGCCTGAAGATAATAACTATCGGACTTAATAATTGGTGCTGGAATAGCTTCACAAAGCGTGTCAATAGATGGACTTTCGCAGTCTATAGGTACTACACAATCTGCAATGTTCGGTGGTGCTAGTGCTAGAGTTCAAGAATATGCTAAAGACCTTGATGAGCGTATACTTCCTGTATTACGACAAAAGTTTGGTGGAATTCGCATGGTGGTTGTATAAAAAAACTGATATTACTATAGTAATAGGTTCAGGAATTAAATAACCCACTTTTCTTATATTATAAGAATATGGAGGTGGTACCATGATAATTCGTAAGTCAATTATTGTTCCAAGAATAAATCATTGTCCATTTAATAAACCCTATGGTTATATCTATTTGTACACTAACAGGTTTAATGGTCATAAGTATATTGGTAAACATAAGTTTGATAAGCCTTATATAGATTTATCTTATAAGGGCAGTGGAACTTACCATTGGAAAAATGCTGTAAATAAATACACTTGGGATGGTTTTACCAAGGAAGTGCTATTTTGGCTGAATTACAATCCTAAGTTGTCATTATCTGCTCATAATGATATACTTAATGCCAAAGAAACCTATTTTATAGACATTATGGGTACATTTGATAATCCTAGTGACTATAATGAAACACGTGGTGGGGATGGAGTATCTAGTGATTTGGTGTCAGGCAGTAATAACCCTATGTATGGTAAAAAAGGTGTACTAAGTCCCACATATGGAATGAGAGGTGAATTGTCTCCTTGGTGGGGCAAAACTCACACTAAAGAGCAGAAAGATAAAATAAGACAAGCAAACACTGGTAAAATTGTTTCACAAGAAACTAGAGACAAAATATCTTTAGCTAATAGCGGTAGAATTGGCTCTGATAAGCAAAAAGAAATTGTTTCTAAGCTGAATAAGGAAAAAATAGGACATAAAAACCCTATGTGGAAAGGTGGTAAAATCATTGTAAATCCTGTTCATAGTGACTTTATGAAAGGCAAGCACCTATCTAAAAATACAGAATTCACTACTAAGAATTCATCTGGTGGAAATAATCTTCAGGCAAAACCAGTAGTTCAGCTTACAGATTCATATGAATTGGTAAAAGAGTATGATTACCTTGGTGGAGTAAAACCAGATTTCAATGAGGAAAGTGTTAGAAGATGCTGTAAAGGAAAACAAGCAAAAACTAAAGGCTTTAGGTGGATGTATAAAGAAGATTATCTTAAAATGTTAGAAGGTGGTAATAATGGCACGTGTGAATATATACGAAGAACTCTATGAGAAACTCATAGATGATAGAGGAATAGATGCTATCTGGGAACGTGCTTGTGTATGCAAGTGTGTTTCCAGAGATAGTGGTCAACCAGATTTCACCTGCCCAATATGTGGTGGCAGTGGATACAGGTACATGGATGGAAAACCTATTCGTGTGGCAGTCACAAGTATTATGTCGGATTATAAGTTGGACACATTGATGCTGAGAGAACCAGGCACTGCATACGTAACACCCAAGGCAGACATCATTATGGGTTTTCATGATAGGTTGATATTTCCAGACTTTAAGTGTACATTTTCTGAGGTAATTCACTGGAATTACAAGGAAGATGGATTAGGAGTCAGCCCAAAGACTTATCGTGATATAAGGTCAGTTATATTCATGGCTGATGGCGAAAATGAGTATGAGGAACATATTGACTTTGAGGTGACAGAAGATAAATTCCACTTGAAATGGAAGGATGTAGAACTGGCCAAAAAGTATGATGGAACTAATATGAGCCTATTATATTACACCACTCCAAGCTATTTAGTGGATGACCTTTTGCATGAAATAAGGGCAACCATATCAGATAGGAATTCTCCAAAGGAAACATTTAGAGAGTTACCTAAGCAATACAAAATAGTCAGGGAGGACTTTATGTACAAAGTAAAGACTCCAGAGCC